CGGCGCGTCGTCGGCCCCGGTCGCGGAAACTACAGCAGTCAGTACCATCCCGACGTTGGGCTGATCGACGCGAGCGCCAACGAGCTGAACAGCTCGACCAACGTGGTGCCGTGCGCCATCTATGCGTTCGGCGCTCAGCAGCGTTCGAGGTACATCGGCGAAGCGCCTGATTTCGGTCTGTGCCGGATGGACTTCCTCGCGCCTGGGGACTCGATCACCATCGGAACCGACACCTGGCGCGTCTTCCCTTTGCTGCAGCGCGGAACAGCCGCCGATTTCGGCAACACCAGCGCGCTGGTCGGCTATGCATTCCGGGTGGTCGAGTAGAAATGGCGACCTTCCCCGGATTTCAGGTACCTCGGCCGGTCGAAGCGGTCGTTGCCGGCATCACCCCGAACATCTCCGCTCTGTTCCTGAACCAGGACATCACCCTCGGCTCGGCCAGCGCCTCGATCTGGGCTGGCAGCTATGCGGCACACCAGCCGGTTGACGTCATTCACTCAGCGTACTCTGCAGTTCACCAGTCCGACTTGGCCGAGAACTTCTACAACCGCATCTGGCTGATCCCCGGCCGGCTGGATCTTGGCAACGTCGTGAGCGTCCAGGAGCGCGCTGTCTCGGTCTGGAACGCCCACTTCACGCCGCGGACAATGTCGCAGATCGATCGCGAGGACGCCGATGGCATCAGCCTGGCTGGCCAGCCGTCCCCGCCGTTGCCGTTCGCGGCGCTGCAAGAGCGCATCTGGACTGTGGCCGTGTCGACCGATGGACCGCCGGTAGTTGACGCTCGCATCGTCTGGCAACTGCAGGACGAGCAGCCGTTGATCCTGGTCATTACCGGAAACCGGATCACCGCGTGGCCGTTCGCCCCGGACTGGTCTGACGGTGTCCAAGAGTCGCTGGAGTGGTTGACCGAGCTGCTGACCAGCACGTCGGGAGTCGAGCAACGGCGATCGCTGCGTTTGTCACCCCGGCGTTCATTCGAAGCTGAGTTCTACGCAGAGGGGCGCGAGCGCGTGCTCCTCGATCTCAGCTTGGCCGGCTGGGGCGGACGAATCTGGGCGCTGCCGGTGTGGCCGGACATACAGCTGCTGGCAAGCGTCACCGCGGCCGGCGCACAAACGGTCGAGTGCGATACCCGCTGGCGGGATTTTCGTGCTGGGGGCCTTGCGCTGCTGCGCGGTGAGTCAGCGTTCGAGTACGAGGTGGTGGAGATCCAGGATCTGACCGCGTCGGCGATTCAACTGGCCCGCCCGGTTCAGCGTCGCTGGCCGGCCGGCTCTCGCTTGTACCCAATCCGCACCGCACAGCTGACGGAGCAACCGGCGCTGACGCGTCTGACAGACACCCTCTACAGCGCACAAGCGCGGTTCCTGGTGATGGACAGCAGCGATTGGCCGGAGGTCATGCCGACGGCAACGTACCGGGGCTGGCCTGTCCTCGAGCAACGGCCCGAGGAATCCGAAGACTTGTCCCTGTCGTACCAGCGCCTGCTCGATGTCCTGGACAACGAAACCGGCCTGCCGCAATTCGCCGACCAGGCGGGGGTCGGTTTCCCGGTGCATGGCTTCCGCTGGCAGACCGAGGGTCGCGAGGAGCATGCGGCGCTGCGCAGCCTGCTGTACGCCCTGCGCGGCCGACAGAAAGCGATCTGGATTCCGACCCATGCCGCCGACCTGGTGCTGGTCGACACGGTGGCTGCGACCAGTTCCGTCCTCGATGTCGAGCTGGTTGGCCTGGCGAGGTTCTTCAGGGCTGATGCGCCCGGCCGGCGTGATATCCGCATCGAGCTGTACGGCGGGCAGGTCTTCCATCGGCGCATCCTCGACGTCAGCGAGCTGAACGTCGACGTCGAGCGCATGGCGATCGACAGCGCGCTCGGCACAGTTGTCCGGCCGAGCGACGTTGCGCGCATCTCGTTCATGACCCTCTGCCGGCAAGACAGCGACAGCGTGCAGATCACCCACGAAACCGACACCGACGGCATCAGCACAGCCAGCACGGTGTTCCGAGGAGTACGCGATGAGCTTCAGTGATCGCGAGCGGTCGCTCGCCGATGGCCAGGCGATTAGCTTGTACGACTTCCGCCTCGGCCCGATCCGTTGGACCTACACCACCGCGAATCGAGACATCGAGTTCAACAACATGACCTTTCGCGCGCGGCCGGTGAGCGACGATGGACGGCGCATGACCGGCCAGACCAGTGCCGACATCATGACAGTTACTGGCCCGAGCGACCTGGAGGTTGCGCAGCTGTACCGTGGCGCTCGGCCGTCGAAGGCTCCAACACTGACCGTCTGGGACATCCACTGGAACGAGCCGCAGGGGCTTGTGGTGTGGATGGGCAGGATCGACGAGGTGAACTGGCCTGCCGACAGCCGGGTGCAGATCAAATGCCGGCTGCTTGGCACCGAACCACGCACATCGATCAGCCTTGCATGGGGACGTGAGTGCCCTTACACGGTGTTCGATAACAACTGCCGGGTAGACAGAGAACCGTACGGCGTACCGTTCACCGTCGAGTTGCGTGACGGCAACAGCGTGACAGGTGCAGGCAACGCGATTGGCGGATACCCCAACGCCTGGTTCCGCGGCGGCTACGTCGAATGGGACAGCGGTGAGGGAGTGATCGAGCAGCGCGGCATCGAGCAACACACGGGCAACCGCCTGGTCCTTGTGGGCGGCACATCGCTGTTGGCTCCTGGTACTCGGGCTGTCGCGTTCCCCGGATGTGATCAGCTCATTCAGACCTGCAACGACAAGTTCGACAACACGCCCAACTGCGGTGCAGTGCCGTTTCTTCCGGGCAAGTCGCCGTTCGACGGCGATCCCTGGTGGTAGGAGTCATCCATGTGGGTGCAAATCGCGATTCTGGTCGCATCGTATCTGATCAGCAGCGCTACTTCTGCGAAAGCGCCGAAGCCGAAACCGGAGGCGCTGACTTCCGAAGATCTTCCGCAGACCGAGGACGGCACCGGCCACTACGTGATCTTCGGCGATGTGTGGATCGAGGACTGGATCGTCCTCGGGACCGGTCACGAGCGGATGCAGGCAGTCAAATCGAAGGGGTCGAAGAAGTGACGGATCTGATCATCACAACAGCGCATCTGCGCAGTGTACCGGGGCTGACCAGCCGGCCGGGTTACTGCGTATCCGGTGCGCGCGCTTGGTTCAATGCCCATGGCTTGGACTGGCACCGGTTCGTTGCCCAGGGAGTCGCGGCATCGGTGCTTGAGGCTACCGGTGACGAGCTGGCCCTGCGCCTGGTCAACCACGCACGTGCGGAGGCGAGCAATGGGCGGCCGTAGCAAAGCGCAAACTGTCGGCTTTCGCTACCTCATGGGCATTCTCATGGGTTTTGCCAGGGGGCCGCTGGATGAGCTGGTCGAGATCAAGGCAGGTGATCGCACTGCATGGAAAGGATCGGTCAAGAGCAACCAGACGATCCAGATCAATGCCGGCGAATTGTTCGGTGGAGACAAGGCCGAGGGCGGCATCGTCGGGCCGCTGGACGTCATGTTCGGCGCCCCGGAACAACCGGTGAATCCTCGACTGGCGGCGATGGTGGGCGGTCTGGTACCTGCGTTCCGCGGGGTCACCACTGCTTTCTTCGACGGTCAGCTCTGCGCGATGAACAAGTACCCGAAAGCCTGGATGAGCCGGTGGCGACGAGCACTCAACGGATGGGACGGTGGAACCTGGTATCCCGAGAAAGCAGTGATCAGCCTGGCCGGCGACCAGGTGAAAGCGATGAACCCCGCTCACATCTTGTTCGAGTGCCAGACAAACCGCGACTGGGGCCGTGGCAAGGATCGCGGCCTGCTGGACCAGGCGTCGTATCGGAAGGCCGCAGATACGTTGTTCGCCGAGGGCTTTGGTCTGTGCCTCAAGTTTCGCGTGGCAGACGAGCTGGACAACTTCGAGCAGACCGTCCTGGATCACATCGGCGCCACCCAGTTCCTTTCTCGATCGACCGGACTCTGGACGCTGCGGCTGATCCGTGACGACTACGACGTCGCGACGTTGCCGGTATTCGATGAGGAAAGCGGGCTGCTCGGGATCGACGAAGACAGCATCACCGCGCTCGACGGCACGGCGAACCAGTTCGTCGTCGTGTGGCACGACCCGATCACCAACACCGACCGGCGTGCCCGTGCGAAGAATGCCGGCGCGATCCGCGCGGCCGGCGGCGTGATAACGACGACGAAGGAGTATCCGGGGCTACCGACCGGCGAGTTGGCCGGCAGGGTTGCGGCGCGCGACTGCAACGTGTCGACGTCGGCTATCCGCAAGCTCCTGGTGCGGCTCGATCGGCGCGCCTATGCGCTGAACCCTGGCGACGTGTTCTGCGTTCGCAGCCGGAAGCGCGGGATCGAACTGATCGTCCTACGGGCCGGCAAGATCGACTATGGCACCCTCACGAAGGGCACCATCGCCATCACCGCGCTGGAAGACGTGTTCGGACTGCCGGCAGCCGGGACGTCCGCAGTCCAGCCGCCGAACTGGACCCCACCCGACCGCACCCCGCGGGTCATTGCGACCCGCCGGCTCATTGAGGCGCCGTACCGCGACCTCGCGGCGGCACTGAGCGATGCGGATCTCGCCCAACTGCAGCCCGAGACGGGTGTCCTCGCCGTGATGGGCATGCGGCCGTCCGGCCTGCAGATGAACTACGCGCTGCTCAGCCGCGTGGGGTCTGCACCATTCGAAGAGCGGACGTCCGGCGACTTCTGCCCGGTCGCGGCGATCTCTGCAGATATCGGCCGGGGCCTGGTCAGCATCAGCGTCACGCTGGTGCAGGGTATCGACCTCGACCAGGTCGAGGTGGGCTCGGCCGCGATGATCGATGACGAGATCTTCCGCGTCGATGCGATCAACGCCGCGGCCGGCACAGCGGTGCTCGCGCGGGGATGTGTCGATACGGTGCCAGCGCCGCATGAGGCCGGCGCGCTGATCTGGTTCTACGAGGATTGGGCGACCGGGGACACGCGTGAGTACGTGACCGGCGAGACAGTGAACGTGAAGCTGCTGAGCCGCACCAGCTCGGCGACGCTCGCAGAGAGCCTCGCGCCGGTCGACTCGCTGCGAATGAACCAGCGCCAGGCGCGGCCTTATGCGCCTGGCCGGGTGCTGGTGTGTGGTGTGGCGTATCCGACGAAGACCTACGGTGTGCTGACCGTGTCGTGGGCGCACCGCAACCGGCTGCTGCAGGCCGATCAGCTGGTTGACTCGTCTGCGAGCAGCATATCGCTGGAAGCTGGCACGACATACACGCTGAGCATCTACAGCGGTACCAGCCTGAAGAAGTCGTACACCGGCTTGACCGGCACGACCTGGACCTACCCGCTGGAGGACGACATAGCGCATGGGCTGCTGCCGGTGCTGCGCATCGTGCTGTTCAGCGTTCGCGACGGTCTGCAGAGCTGGCAGCAACACGACATCACAATCGAACGACACGGCCTTGGCTTCCGGCTGGGCGAAGAACTAGGAGGCGTTTCCGCATGAGTCTTACGATGGGGCCGAACACTGGCCTGCTGATCAACGGCGCCCCCGGTGAGGGGCATTACAGCGAACTGATCCGCATGTTGCGCTGGGATGACTTCCTGCGCCAACCGGTCGTCAAGGGGCGCGTCGCCACGCTGCCCACAACCGGCCAGGCCGAGGGGGACACGTACATTTTCACTGGCTCCGGCTCCAATCAGAACCGCCTAGCGCGCTGGTGGGCAACGGGTGCGACCACGGCTATTTGGGAGTACATGCCACCCAGGCTGGGCTGGCGGGTGCAGGTCGCGAACGAGACGACGCCGAGCGGACAGGTCAAGACCTACGAGTATTCCGGCACGGCGTGGGTCGAGCTGGTGGGCGGTATGTCGGACGCGCCCAGCGACGGAAAGCGCTATGCCCGACTGAACAACGCATGGGCAGGCTTGGGGGCCGCTGCCGTCGCCGATATTCTCGGGACGGTCTCTCAGGCTGGCGGTGTTCCAACTGGCGCGATCTACGAGGGCGGCAGTAACGCGAACGGAAGTTACGTCAGGCTCGCAGACGGAACGCAAATTTGCTCCAGCAGCCTTTTAACGTTTACTGCGGGCTCAACGTCGGTGGGTGCGTCTTGGACGTTCCCAGCCAGTTTTGTATCGCCGTCGCTGATGTTTGGCACCGTTGTCGCATCGGGGGCCGGCGCAGACTATGACTCCGGCGTCGCGGCGAGGAACCTGGGGGCTGTTTACTTCAATGCATCCACAAACTCCGCTGCACTGGGGTTTCTCTGCATCTCGTCTGCATCGTTCACCCCCGGCGCCCAAACTCGCAATAACCGTGCTATCGCCATCGGGAGGTGGTTCTGATGATCATCAAGCTGTCACCGTACGCTCCCCTGCCAGGTAGCGACGAGCGCCTGGTGCTGGCCAGGGTCGGCGAGGTACTCACCGTGAACGGCCAGTCGTTCGATTTCACACCGCTCCCGGAGGGCGGCGAGTTGCCGGCCGAGGCCATTGGGTCGGAGTGGTTCGCTGGCCCCGTCGTTCGCCGTGAGGGGCGTCTAGAGTTCAGCCTGCGGCTGCCGCTGGCTGACGGCGCTAGTGCAGCCGCTCGCTTTCCTGAACCAATGCTGATCGAGGCCGACGGCCCGGTGGAGTTGCCGCGATGATCGACTGGAGCATGTTGAAATCACCCGAAGACCATCAGGTTGAGCAGCGGGAGGCCGTCAGAGCGCAGCGCCGCCAGGCTTACCGGGACGAGGCAGACCCGCTGCGCCTGGAGGCCGAATATGACGCCATCGCGACCGGTATAGAGCCGGACCTGTCGGCCTGGGTCGAAGCTGTCAAGGCGATCAAAGAACGCTATCCGCTCCCCCAGTCCTAAGCGTTTTGATAATTGTGACCAACGTCTCCTTTTGCTACGGTCCCTAGCTGATGTGCGGAGTAGATAGGGATGTTGGTATGGACGAGGTGCTTAGACGGAGGCTGCGGGCGGAGCTGCTGGAGGTGGGGTTTCTCAACCAGTGCTGCCTTGATCTGATGGAAGCGATGGAGGCCGAGTTCAGCCTCACCGAGGACCAGCGCGAATGCATCGAGCAGCTCGGCCGATTCCTGCGGGAGGGCATCGGCAAGCTGACCGCTCTGTCTGAGCGGGTAGCCGATGGCGATATCGTCGTGCTGTGCTGA